CCAAGTACAGTTTCGTAAATATCGTTTTCGTTATTATCGTCATCATCATTATTTGTCATATGTCACCTCCTTAAATTTTCTGCGTGATTTGCTAAAGGACAATGGTTTTTTAAACATTTGTGCTTGTGTTTGTCCTTCTTGTATGTATCCTACACAACGACCATGTTCCAATAGATAGGTGTGATTGGGGTATTTCCAATTTGTAATTTCTTTAAGTGCTTTCATTTACTTTATTTTTGTACTTGGAATGTTTATTTAACAATTTCTTATACTCAGTATACCAGTAGTAACTGTTTCTACGAAGTGTGGCATTTGATTCTCGTATGAATTCAAGTGTACTTCGTAACACTTCATACTCTGCATCACTCACCCGATCAGTCTGACCATCATAGTTTGATTTTTTGACACGTTCCAATACAAAATCAATGTATGGACATGTCTCAGGTGGTACGCCAGGTGCGTTTTTCTTGAGTCGATTGAATTCATTGGTTTCTGTTTTATTCATAAGCTCCAAATAGTCCGTGTACAGGTAAACCTAAAATGACACCAGTCAAACCAAGTAGTATCACCAGTGTAAAGACTGCCATACCAATCGCTCCCGCCCATAGTATGATGCTCAGTAGTCTATCTAAGATAAACAATAAAATTAACTTTTGCATTTTAAAAATTCCTTTGTAAGTGTTTTTTCCAGTTTAAATGCCTCTTTTTCCCACGGCAGATTTTCATAATCACAGTCACTACGAACTCTACGACCCTTCCAAATCACACGATCACTGTCGTATTCTTTTCGTGCAAACTGTTTGACATGCACCATTTCATGGCACAGTGTTGAAATTAATTCTTCATTTGTCAATGTATCCTGCACACGAATATCCATCTCACGAGCACTATAATTTGTACAATCTCCATAAATGTTACTATCTTCCAGAGTATCAAACAGTACATCAATCTCTAGAGTTTTCATGCGTGGCATGAGTTTTCGTATACAAAAATGAATCACAGATTGTGTTAGACGTTTCTGTTCACGAGAAACACTTCCCAGCACATACACAGCGTTTGCTGTTCTTACCATAATGCATACTCCGAAAATACAATCATATAAAACAACCATATCGGTAATGCAATTCCATAGAATAAAGCAAACAGAAGCATTTTATTTTTTAGTAAAAACTTCAACGATAAACCACTCAACAAACCACTCAACATATATTTTTTCCTATACAAGACGATTTTTTTTACGAGGATTTTTTTCATTCACACTTTTCGCACCAGAAATCATGAGCAAAATACTACTCAGTGCGAGAATCAATCCCAAACCATAATTTGTATTGATCTCAATTGTACCTACACTTGCAAACATCAAAAACAAACCCATTCCAATTCTAATCATTTATTTTACTCTTATGTTTAATTTTACGATTGTATTTCTTCAAATCCCGCTCAACACGCATACGAAACGTGGGAGTTCGTACCGACTGCAATAACTTACTACCACGTTTGATTGGGCCTTTAGGCATATACACTCATCTCAGCATACGCCTGTTCATATTCATATTGATTCGCAGTCATTTCTTCCTCCTCTTTTTCAACCTCCAGATAAGACATTGTTTGTTTACCTGTTTCTGGGCGAACATACTTCGCCATTCTCTTGGTACTCTCCCAATGTTCTGGGCGATCTTCATTGACTGAAATACACCACTCGTCATAAGACTGCACATGAGATGGGTATTCCTTGAAACTCACATGGTTCGCACTAAAGGCTGCCATAACAAATGCAACAGCATCTGCTTCCCTGTCTAGACCATCAACAACATAGGTGTTACCAAATTTATATTTCCAGCGACTTTCACCCTCAGAGAATTTACCACTGCCTTCGAAGGCACCATAGTTTTCTAAGAATTGTGTATGAACGATAAAAAGCATGTGTTTTCCTTTGTTTTGTCAGTTTATGTACTCATTATAGAGTATTGAAGCAGGTTTTGTCAAGAACGTAAGTGATTGATTCAGTATGAGTTTTCAAATAACTTTTTGTCTTACAGTACAAATAGTGTAATAAAACTGTAACATTTACTAAATAATGGTAAGACCAATGAAAAAAGGAGAGTATATCATGATACTTTATCACTTTATCAATTGGGGTACAGAGTTTCTTTGCTTGTTTACACTTGCACTTTTTACTTGGGGAATTTTTTCTTCATCAGTTAAGTAAGCACTCTGCGCCAGTTTTGAGGGGGTGGGGCTGTGGTTCAAACGCGGCCTCTCCTACTCATTTAAATGGTCTGTGTTATAGTTCATTGGATACTTATTACATTTATAGATTACCCAACCCTTGCCAGTTTTACAGGGGAGGCCTCTCAGAGTTCTCTCAGGTCTTACCCGTACATAGGGCCTGTCCACTGCACAGGATAGTTTCCTTCGAGTACATTACCTCGTGCAAAGTTGGTTGCTGGCGAGTTCCAAGACTTGGGGAGAAGCAGATCGCCCACCTCAAACTTCTTTGTTTTTTGCTTGACAACAAATGCAACAACTGAGCTCTGAGATGAAAACCCATGAGATGCATCCTGTATAATCTTTATATACTTGCGACCCTCACTGATTGAATATTCCTTAGTATTCTCAGTGAGCGAATAGTCATTTTTCATCGCCTGTATGAGATTGTCTATTCCCTCATTCAGAGTTTCTGCTGATTTACTTACTACTACTGTCATATTATATCCTGTATGCGGCAAATGTGCCGCTTTCGTTTCGTGGTCGATACCTCAATTCACCTCTAAAGTGTTCTTTCAATAGTGGCAGATAAGTGATTGGCACGTTCTTCCACACAGATACTTCGTGCTCAGGTGATTTGTATAAACCATTGAGTACATTTAAAAGCACCTCTTTACGCATATTCTTTAATTCTTTCTTCGTATACACTGTTATTTAATAATTCCTTCTGACCAGCTGGTCACTACATATGAAGTGCTAATGCTTTTTTTATCTCCCACTTTTAAACTTGGTGAGCGTAATATTTGCCCGCCCTCCTTTTTTCGTCTACTCAATATAAGTTTTTTAGAACCTTTTGCGACTACTATACCATTCATTATCAAGGCATACTCTGTACTTTTTGGTATCATTATTTACTCTCCAATTGTTAGGCAGCCACTATGCTGCCGGCAGGGTAATAGGCGTATTGACCAACCCCGATGCGTTCTATTCGTGTATCCCACTCATCACACTCAAAAGGAATCTCGTATGGAATATACATTTCTAGACCCACTCGAGCCTTATGTTGAGGACTCTCAAGAACTTTTACAGTGTAACCAGTGAAATCGGCCTTAGTGACACCTTTGTCGATCACTTCACCAATTAGATAATAGTCAGGACGACCCTCTCTTGGCTCAAAATCATAAGCCTTGATCAAATCACCAACATTAGCAGTATTCTCAAATTTCATCATTCTATTTCTTCTCCTGTTTAAGTTTCTTACTTAGCGCCTCAGGATTCTCAACATCAGAGTACTCTAGAGCACGACCAATCTCACCTAGAATCTTTTGAATATACTTCATTTTTCGCCTCATTTCTCATTGATTACAGAGCTAGTATACTAGCACCCAACAACTATTGTCAAGGCACATGTGCTGTGTAAGTCATTGATTTATAGTGAAATTAAAAATATTTTGCTATTTCTTAGAAGTCCTGTATTGATTTCTAAGGAATTCAGTGATATATAGGTAGGTTAGGTACTCTGGGGGGTCTGAAAGGGTCTCACAGGGTCTCTGAGTGAGTGTGGAGACCTTATACATAGTAAACTAATATCCCCTCAGCCTTACCTTTTTGCTAACCTTTTTTAAATCATTCCGAAAAACCCACATATTCCCACAAATACCCACAAACCTATCATTTTCTTCCGATTTCTATTCCATTTGGGTTATTTCCAACGATAAAATACATGATCTTCTATTCGTATCACACGAATTTTGGTCTTTGCCCAATAAGGATTGACTTTTGTACTATGATAATGAGTAATGCCTTTCATATAGGAATTCTTGTATTCATTTCTAAATTTCATTGTCTTTACATCATAATACTCATATACAAATTGCTCGATACGTTTATACATTCCTTGATTGGTAATTATATCCTTATATCCATCACAATACCATGAAAAGTGACACTTATAACGTAATGGCTTTCCATTGATATGTACTCCTTGATGGACTACTCCACAGTGTGTATTTGGAAAACGTGTATCATGTAGTCGATTGTGTGTGACATACAATATTGCTAACCAACCAAGTTCACTTTGATTTCTTGCTTCATGATATACATTACGAATCAAACATTCATATTCTGTTTGTTCATATATGAATTGTATTGATTGTACGTCACTGGTTGTAATATATGCGTGGCAGCGAAATGGAAAGAATAGCAATATGAGTAGAATCAGTGTGGGAATTTTTGTTTTACCAGTATTCCCATAACTGGTGCAAAGACCCTCGATTAGCCTTTGCGTGTTATTGGTGTACATGTGTAATATTGGGTACAATCTGTATGGTATAATCTTGTCCATAATTATAACCATTCTCAAAAAGAGTATTCTCTATAAGTGTTCTACGTTGTGCAATTGGTTCATTGGGAATGTTACATAGAAGTATGCAAATAAAACCCGTTTTGGATAGTTCGGTTTTAAATGTTTGTATGTGTTTTTCATTCCAATCAGTAAACGAACCGAGTAGTGCAATTGTGTTTCGTGTTGTTGTCATAATTTATTTTCCAATGACTAACCAATGTGTTAAACGAGGGGGCAACAATTGTAATATCCATGCCCTTATTGTGTATATCGTGACCAACTCTTTCATCACATAACTATCAGTATTTTTATGCCTATGTGTAAATGTGGGCCATGCAGCTGATGTAAATACGACATCATAACAATCCTCTTTGAGGGTATCTTGTAGAACCCTAAGTGTTAGGTATCGGTATCTTTTATATATAATAGTTTTCTTTATCACAATCAGTAAACGAACCGAGTGTTGTTGTCATAACCATTCATGTCGTGAGTGAAATGTGCGATTTTCATTCTCGTCATATTGTTCCCATTGTTCATACTCATCGGTGGTGGCGTTGTATTGTTCGTAAGCCTGATATATATCTTCAATGGTGCGTGAAAATTGTAAGGCTATTTCGTTTAGAACCATTTGTATTTCTTCTTCTGTTTCACACGTTGGTAATCGTGTTTTCAACTCCTGCACGATCAGTTCTTCTTTTTCTTTGTTCAAACTCAAATGTTCTTTCCTCGATTTGCGTTTTTCATTTGTACTTCCAAATGAGCACGTTTTACGTTTTCCTCGATTGGTGTCTTTGTCTTAGGACACGCAGCACGAACCATTGGACAGATTGTCTGTATTACATTTTTAAACCAATTTTTCATATGTTTTCTTTCCTTTAGTCTTTGTATTGTAAACCATTTCCCTGCCACAACAGAGAATAACCACTTTCAAATGTATGCTCACAAAATTCTGCTAAATCACTAAATGCAGTTTTAAATTTTTCGTTTGCATGACTTTTCTCATGCTCATCAAATGATGACCAATAAGTAACAATTGCAAGATGCTCACCATGTGTTTCATTGTGTTCATTCGCATCGCCGATTGAACCTTGCTCACTTACAAATCCATCAAATCGAAATACTTGACCAGCGATAAATCCATCATAAGTATTTTTCACGACATTACACATATACCCAATGTGTTCTTCAACATGTTCAATATCGACACCTTCTTTTAATTGTACCACGTTAAATAACATGACACTTTCGTAGGGTATCGTGATTTTATCAAACATACTATCTCCTTTTGCCTGTTGCGCTGTCTCCAGCTTCATCTCGTGTAAGCACTTGTAAGCCTGATTTATTGTAAGCCTGACCAATTACATACTGACTACTGACTTGTCTCTTGTAATCGTCATTTGATTTACTACAGGCGTGCTGACTGGCCTGTACTGACGACTTACTCTTTGTTTTACGATTGTTACTTCGTAAATCTACACAATACTCTGGCACAAAAGATGTTTTTGTTTTGTTTTGTTGTACCTTTTTTGTTTTACCAAAACGATAATTCAAATACTCATCAAACGTCATGATCATATCGTGATGACCTTTTTGTTTCCAGCGTTTGTTATGTTTTTGATGTGCCTGTTGAAACTCAATCATCTTTGTTTTTGTAATTTTTTGTTTACTCTTTCTATGATTGAGCGATGACACACCTTGTATTATATGCATACTACCCATACTTACTCACCTGTACTTAAAAATGTATTTTGACCAAATATAACTTCTCAGTATACCAATCACTGTAAAGATTAAAGCAATCTGCAACTGTTCCAACACAATTAAATCAATGCCGAACAATGGAAATACAAGTGTTTGCACACAAAGTGCAAGTATAAATCCACTACCAACATCTAATGTTCTGTGTAGAAAATGTTGTCTATTTGTCATTTGCTTGTTTTGCTAAGGTATCTATAACCATGTCCAAATAATCCGAGTTTGTACTTTTACAAAGTAGCCCCTTTTCGTATTCGTTCATTTCATTTAAGAATGAATTAATCTCACTAATTGCTATATTCTCTAAATTATCTTCACCTGTGACTAACGTCATATATCCGTAAATCGGGTCAGGTATGTCACTGTGAGTCAAATAGACTACGTTTCCATCACACATAATACACTCCTATTTATCAAAAACAATGTATATTATAGTGCATTGAAGCACGTTTTGTCAAGGATTTTGTGTGATTTGAGGTGTACAACTGATGGTTTTTTGACCAAATTTCATACACAACCTGTGGGTTTTGGTAGACCTCCATATTTGGCAATCTTTTTCATTGGCCCAGACTGAAAAACTTCATATAGTTTACTTGCTTTTCTGTCCATACCAAATTCTTTAGCAAACACACGAACAGCTGGCACTGTTCCTGTAGCATTAAACATTTCTCTGGCAGTCATTATGTATGTACGAATTTCATCTGTGATTTCAAAGTCATCTTCTTTTGCCATTTCAAACATGATGTCCTCAGTCCAATCATTGAAATCAACTAAAAATCCATCACCATCTCTATTTAAACTCATATACTTTTCCTATCATTATACATGTTGTACATTATACACAATTGACACAAGGTTTGTCAACTTCTTTTTTTCTTTTCTAACTCGTTTTGTATCCACTGTTTTGCAATTGGATTGTTGATTTTCTTTTTAACCATTGAACGAATTCGTTTGAATACTTTCAAGAATACATCTTCACCTGCATTATTGTTGTCAACCACGATAAAATTAGATGGGCCAAATCGCCGTTGAAACTTACCAATATTTTGTTGTACTCCATTCCACATTTTTTCTACTTCATTCGAGTCTAGTTTTCGTGAACGAGCAGCATTACGTTCTTGTGCCACATCAAGAGAGGTATTTACAAAAATCATAGAGGTTTCATATCCCAATGCCTCAAGTGCAGCTGCTTGTTTTGAAATCTTGTCAAAGTTCTTTCCTGTGCCGTCAATGATTAGTCCTAGACGACCCCCTACAAAATTTTGTTGTCTTGCTCCTGTAATCTGTTTTGCACGACCACGAATCTCTTGACCTTTAGGCGAAAAGATGTCTTTAGATGTGGTTTCCATTCCAGCCTTCTTGAGCATGATTTCAAACACATCATCTGAATTTACAACCTTCATACCTAGACCACCAGTGGTACGCCTTACAACATAAGACTTACCACTGCCAGGCCCACCAGCTAAAAAGATTGCTTTGAATATATTTGGGTCATAGACCCCTTCCTGCAATTCCTTGTATGTTTTCATTGTAATATTTCTCTACGGACTCCCCTTGATATGTTCTCTCATTTCCTCTATGCTTTCCTAGAAAATTCATTTTCTTAATTTTTTGCTTAGTTTTCTTAGTCATTGTAACTCCTGTTATGTATGATATGAAAAACATGATATAATTGGGTTTTTGTAGATTCCTCCTTTATAATATGATTGTTTTACCCGATTTAGGTTTAGGTTCTGATACTACTCGATTGAGTGGTAACTTTTCGTTTAGTGTTTCCTTAGCACAACTTACTGCAATCTCGTGACGATCTGCCACGAAATTAAATGTATGTTTTAAATCTGTGATGAGATATTTTCCTGAGTAAAATTTATCAAAACTATTTGTGTCATGTTGTATTCCTGTCACTGTCAAGTTAACATCAATCATTCGACCTGCAAATAGAGTGGTGTTTCCTTGAAGTATAAGATTTAAAGTTTCTGTATGAGATAGTTCAGCTAACTTTGCTCGTCTTGTTAAAAGTGAATCTGCTACTCTATTCGCTGAATAGTTTTGAGTGTTATCTGAGTTCATATGTTGAGCATCAGCCCCAGTTGGTGTGATTGAGGTTGGATGAACATACACGACAGCATCGTCAAAACTTTCAAGTGTGTTTCCAAACTCATCTAATGGTATCTCATTGTATACTGGATTATCCTTTGAGCTATCATTGTAATTCAGTCTACTATATTTAGTAAAATCGTTAAAGTAACCATAGTTTTTAACACCAAAAGTTTTGTTGTATATGTCATGTGTAACTATCTTTGATGCTAACATGCCAGTCATAATTGACATTGCCATATCACTATTTGATGAACGACTAAATTCAATGATACGTTTCATCTCAACTTCAATATTTTGTGTTTTTGATTCTAGTGTACCAATGTCGCCCGTATCATATGTTCCAATGGTTGGTTGTTGATAAAGATTTTCAATTGTTCTAAAATTAAATCCCTTTGTTGTTTCATAAAATAGATAGTGTGGTGAACCATTTGCAGAAAAAGAGTCTTTACAAATTCTCGATATAAATCGAAAGGGTGACATGAGTGGTGATATAAGTCTTTTGATTTGATCAGATTCTTCAACAAACAAACTCTTTTTACTATTTAAATAGAGTGGGTCTCTTAACACGCTTTCTACAATTGCATGTGGTGTATTGGTAAAACTCTTAGAAACCTTTGTACGTTCACCTCTTAGAAATTCAGAAGTAGTTAAGTGTAACTCATAAATCTCTGTTCCTTTTGTAAGGTCAGATCGAGCGTTTATTTGAAAAACTTGTAAGACATGCTCAGTAAAGTCTATTGCTTCATTCTCAATAGATGGTGTGCTGACTTTGAGTGTGATATACTCTTGCCCAATGATTGGCAAATTGTTAACCATATTATTCGTATCAGCAATCAATATCGAACCAGATATGGAGTTTTTAAAAATACTCTCATACAAATCAATCTGCAAGACTGATTTACTTAAATCGACTACGTTTCCTGACGAAGATATAATTTTTAGTTCTTCAAGTTTAAACTCACCAGCATATTGTATTTTAGACATTAGATCACAGATTCCTTCATGAGTTTTCTATGTTCGTCAACAAAAGTTTGAACAAAAGCTGGGTCAAGCAATCTTATCTTTCGTTTACGATCTTGCTCTCTGACCTCATACTCATAGTTGGTAACGGCAGTTGCTGAAGGAAAGTCTGTATTACTTTCACCTATGTCAATTTTAACTTTAGTATCTCCTGATGTTTGAGTTATTTCATAATGATGTATACCACTAAACAGTGTGTCACCATACTTCTCTGTGACGTATGAATTAAACTGCGCTTCAGTCATTGGCCAGTCATGAAAACGATCTGTTATATCATTGACGATCATTACAACATAGTGTAACTCTGCATCTCCATATAACTTAAATGCAATCGACTCTGGTGTATCACCATTTTTTACATCATAGGTATCAAAAAAAGATGTGTTTATTTTTACCTTCTCTCGAATTGCAACTCTGCGTAGTAAATTTGTGACATTTTTAAATTCACCAGTGCCCTTTGAGTCGTAGGGTATGATTGGAAATTGTTTAAAAAACATATTAGAAGCCTTCCTCTACACGCTCTCTTGTGATGATTTCTAGTTCTTGGAAATCTAATGTAATTGTTGTCTCAACTGGTGGAGCACCATTCTCGTTTTCAGAAAATGTTTTATAACGATCACCACCCTGAGATACAGTCATGTTTTCAAGCACACATGTAGACACTTTGTTAAGATATGTATTTTCTGCACCTTTATACATGTACTGAATATCAAATGTATTTGGAACTTTCATTCTTCTAGACTTATTACCATTTTCATTTACTTCAAACTCTGGAAGCATGTGATATTTAAATGCATATATAATTTTTTGTATTTCATCTGCTTCTTCACGATTACGAGGTATCATCTTAAATGAATATTGGAATTTTCTTTTACCAACTCCCTTAAATGCTAACTCCATACGATCAGCAGTAATTACACCCTGATTTATTTCTGCTGCCTCTCTTAATCCTTGTGTGCCAGGAACTACGGCACCAACACCCTTTAGGACAGCAAGTCTTGCATCCTCAGAAGCACCTGATCCCAAATCGGTAAGTGATTTTTCTAAATCATCAGAACCAGACCCATCTGCTTTTACACCCAAAATTTTATTTACAACATCTACACCTCTAGCTGCAATAGTGCCAATCTCTGTATCAGTATAATTAGCACCATAGGTAACAGATACAGTGGTTGGCATATACATTGTAATTGCTGTATCTAGTCTTACTGTTGGTGGTCTCTCTACAAACAGATTTGCCTCTGGAGTCTCAGCAACAGATGGTGTTTGTGTGTTGATTGATTTTTGTTTTCCTGTTGTGGTTGTTTTAATCTGTCCAATTGAATCTGTCAATCCATCAATCAATTGTGAACTAGACAGATTTGGTGCAACCTTCTTTACATATGAACCGACATTACTATCAAATATTTTCTGTACACCTTCTATGCCCCTACTCTGTACTTCTGATAGAACATTTTCGATTCCCTTATCAATATTTTCTTTTGCAGGATCACTAAAGTTTAGTTTTGTATCTTCTTGTACATTAATAAAAAACATAATATAGTGACCATGATTACCTAGGCCTGGGTCATCACCTATATCAATTGGAAATGAATATGTGTTAGTATGAAACTTGGTACGATTAATAGGGTCACTATCAGCACTGCTTTGACCACGACCACTATCAATAAGACCAGCAATGTTACCAGCTACTTTTCTAAACTTTCGATTTATTACACCAACAGCTGATGCTTTTGCTTGTTTTGCTAAGGTATCTATAGCCATGTCTAAATAATCCGATTATATTTACTTTATTTATACCCTATGACTTATCGTGGCAGATACATTCCAAAAAATCCTGATAAATATCGAGGTGATAGATCAAACATAATATATCGTTCGTCATGGGAACGTAAACTCATGGTGTATTGTGACATCACCGAGGCAGTCATTGAATGGGGCAGTGAAGAAGTCATTATACCTTATTTATCACCTGTGGACAATCGTATTCATCGCTACTTTCCAGATTTCTACATGAAGGTAAAACAAAAGAATGGTAACATCAAAAAATTTATCATTGAAGTTAAACCTAAAAATCAATGTAGTCCACCCAATCCAAAACCTAAAAGAAAAACAAAAGTATGGTATGGTCAAGTTAAGACCTATGCTGTCAATCAAGCAAAATGGAAATTTGCTAGGGAGTTTTGTGAGAATAGAGATATGGAATTCAAAATACTTACAGAAGAACATCTGAAACCAAAATACAAATGAGTCACTATAAATCCATATTCATATCAGATATACATTTAGGAACTAGGGGCTGTCAAGCAGATTCCCTTTGTTTATTTTTAAAAGAAAACACAGCTGATAATTTATTTCTTGTTGGTGATATACTTGATGGTTGGCGTTTAAAAAAGAGATGGTATTTTCCTCAGTCTCATGCAAATGTCATTAGAAGAATACTTACCTCTGCAAAACGTGGAACAAATGTCTATTATATTTTGGGCAATCATGACGAAGGATTTCGTAAGTATTTAAACTTTAACATTGACATAGGTCGTATACAGGTATCCAATCGTTTAGATTATATTGGTGTCAATGGTAAAAAATATCTTGTCGTACATGGCGACATGTTTGATCAAATCATGATAACAAAGAAATGGTTAATGCATATTGGTGACACGTTATATCAAATACTCATTTGGACAAACACAAAGTTTAACAAAATTCGTGGTTTGCTTGGTATGCAATACTGGAGTTTAAGTAAGTGGTTAAAACATCACACAAAACAAGCACTCAACTATGTTTACAAATTTGAGGAAAATGTAGCACAATATTGTAGACGAAAGGGTTATGATGGTATCATTTGTGGTCATATACACACAGCAGGTATAAGGGATATTGATGGTATTGAGTATATGAATGATGGTGATTGGGTAGAGTCATGTTCAGCATTAGTTGAACATAATGATGGTAAGTGGGAAATTATTTACTACACACAGTATAAATAAACTTATGGTAGACATTATACAAGACATAAAATCTTTAGCTGGTGACGAAAGAAAGTCAGTCACTTGGTATATGAATGAAATAAAGAAGTTCACTAAACCAACATCAGCTGAGTTAATTCGTCAAGGTAAAAGATCAAGTAGACCTTTTTTTGGTAAGTTAAACATGTTCATGTATAATCCTAAACTAAAAAATGAGTTACCATATTATGATATTTTTCCTTTGGTGTTACCAATAGAAAGATACAAAGATGGGTTTTTAGGAATTAATTTTCACTACTTACCCAACTCGTTAAGAATAAAACTTTTAAGTGACTTAATGAAACTTAAAAGTAATAACAAGTTTGATGAAACAACAATCATACGAGCAAGGTATGCAAAACTGGCACAATCTAGATTTGTCAAACCAACACTTAAACGATATTTGTATAAGAAGGCTAAGTCACAATATCGTAGAGTAGACGCTGATGAATTTACAATCGCTACTCTGTTACCTGTTCAACAGTTTAGAAAAGCAAACGAAACAAGAGTCTATGCCGACTCAAGGAAGATGATATAATGCCACAGTTTAGTTTTGGTTCAGTATTAGAAGATTTTGCGTCTGGAGCTATAGATGAGTTCTTTGCAGAATTTCATACCAATGATGGTTTTGCATTACCCTCAAGATATGAAGTAATATTTTTACCACCAGTTGGTACGAGAGGAACAGGTGAGTCAGAAAATACAAATATATTTTCTAAAATAATGTCAGAGAATACATCTGAGGGCACTACTCGTGAGGTTGGTTTGAGATGTCAATCAATCTCTATGCCTGGCCGTAATATTGATACTGCACCTGATGAAAACATTTATGGGCCAGTTCGTGAAATTGCACAAGGATTTTCGTTTGCAGATATTACTGCTACTTTTCAATGTTCACCAAACATGAGAGAAAGAAAGTTCTTTGAAACTTGGCAAAGATTATCTTTTAATCCACAAACGTGGGCAATGGGTTATTATGATGACTACTCTGGTGGAATACAAATTTTTCAATTAGATCAAGGAAACAGACGTAGATATGGTTGTGAGATTGTTGAGTGTTTTCCAAAAACAATTGGAGAATTATCTTACAGTGCTGACCCTGCTACAAATGTACAAACAGTAGATGTTACTTTTTCATATCGTTATTGGAAAAGTTTAGCTGACGAAGCATCTTTACCCAAACCACTAGGTGATAGAATTACTGGTGTGCTTGCGAACACAGTTGAAAGACAATTGTTATCACAAATACCAAAGGTTCTTTCAAAATTATAATGGAGACATAAATTATGGCTTTACCTAAATTAGAAACCCCGATACACACTTTAGAAGTACCATCAACAGGTCAACAGTTAAAGTTCAGACCATTTCTGGTAAAAGAACAAAAAATGTTACTCATGATGCAAGAAAGTGATGATGAGAATGAAATCATTGACACTATGTCACAACTGATAAACTCATGTACCTTTGGTGAGATTAAAGCTGAAAGTCAACCAATGTTTGACATTGAGTACATTTTTCTACAATTGCGTTCAAAGTCGGTTGGTGAAAGCGTTGAGTTAAATTTAATTTGTCCTGATGATGGTAAGACTACTGTCAAAAGAAAGATTAACCTAGACAAGATCGAGGTTCAAGTAGAGGATAATCACACAAATGAAATAAATATCAGTGATCAGATAAAAATTGTGTTTAAATATCCTACCATGAAAGACATGCGTGGTGTGGTGGTAGGAGAAAGTGATGTAAACTCTACAATTAGTGTTTTGACTAGATGTATACATGAGATACATTTTGGTGATGATATTTACAGTCGTGTTGATATTACTGAAAAGGAGTTAACTGAATTTGTTGAGTCACTATCAACTGATCAGTTTACAAAAGTCATAGAGTTTTTTGACACCATGCCAAAATTAAGACATATTGTTAAGGTAACAAATCCTAAAACAAAAGTCAAAAGTGAAATTTTGATTGAGGGATTGCAAAGTTTTTTAGTGTAGCGCTCTCCCACGAGAGCGTTAGCAATTACTACAAAACTAATTTCTCTTTAATGCAACATCATAACTATAGTTTGACTGAACTTGAAAATATGATGCCATGGGAAAGAGAAATATATGTTGGTTTGTTAATTGAACACGTTAAAAAAGAAAACGAAAGAATAGAAAAGGAGAATAAGAGACATGGCTGACACCGATAATGGTAACGTAAACATCATTGAGATAGATCGTAGTGAGAAGAAAAGCCCATCTTGGTACAATGATGCGTCTGGCGCATTTGACAAGTGGAGAATATTCCCACGATTACTTATCTCATTGTATGGATTTGCGTTCTACAGAACAACAGAGTGGTTTATGACACTACCTGACCCAACAAATGCACAATCAGCGTTTGTGTCTGTTATTGTGGGTGCTGGTGCAGCTTGGTTTGGTCTTTATGTGGGGGCGACTGCTAAAAAATAATGGCTGATTTTACTGACGTATTAGAAGAACAACGTGAAGCTAACTCTAAGTCAGCGGGTATTCTTATGGGTCAGGTTGACCTAAAAAATATAATGCAACAGCAACTGGACACAATGAAAAATGTGTTTAGTAATATTGCAACATCACTATCACCACAGTCAATACAACCAGTGCCTCCAGAACCAGACGAACCAGACAAACCAGACAAATCTGAGTCTTTATTTAAAAAAATTGCAAGTGATATTGGTAATTTATTTTCAAAAAAGAAAGAGGCACCATCCAGTAAGGAGGAGGAAGGCAAGGAAACCAAGTCTTTATTTAAACGAATTTCAAAAGGTCTCTCTGGTGTTACTAAAGGTTTGGGTGATCTTGTAAAGAAAGGTAAAGATGTTGGTGGAAAATCACTTAAAGTAGCTCTCTTTGGTGCAGCTTTTTTTGCACTTTCTAAGTTCTTACAAAGTGATATGTTCAGAAAAGTTGCAAAGTTCATATCAGAAGAATTAGTGCCTGCTATAAAACAATTTGTTGATCACATTATGCAGCCAGGCGGTGCCTTTGATAGTCTAATGAAAGCATTTGAAAGTGTTGGTGAATTTTTTTCAGGATTACTTGACTTTGTTAAAGGACTATTCACAGGAGACACCAGTCTAATAAAAGAGGGATTAAACAAAATAATAGACGGAATTACTGGTATAGTTGGTGGTCTTTTTGAGACTCTTTTGGGTTTACTGGGTTTCAGTCCAGAAAGTGTTGCTAAGATTTCAGAGGTTTTTGGTTCATTTTTTGGTGATTTTATTGATTTAGCTAAAAAATTCATAGATGAGGTTATAGATGCTGTTGAACTAATATTCAGTGGTGATTTGTTAGGTGGTTTACAGAAATTAATTATGGCGCCAATAAACTATTTATTTGGAGCCATAAAAGCTATAGCAGGAAAGGTTATTGATATTTTACCTGACAGTTTTAAAAAGTTTATTGGTCTAGATGCCGATAAGGAGGCAGAAGAACTTGCTGAAATGAAAGAGGAGTTAGAAAGAGTAAAAGCAAACAAGCCACGTGGCGAGGGTGCTAGGAGAGGTCAGCAAAAGAAAATTGCTAAATTACAAGAAGAAATAGCAGAGCAAGAATTAAAGGTTAATAAGTTAAGACAAGAAAGTGAGGTTGACACGGCCACACCAACTACCACTGGCGGTTCTGTAACACTAGAACAAAGACAGCAAGGACTTAAACTAGCAGGTATTGATCCCACCACTTCGGAGGCCACTACGCCAGCAACCCCACAGGGTACTGGTGGAACAACAAATGTCGTATCAACTGATAACAGCACATTAAACAATGTTGTAAATAATTCTTCAAGTACCACACTGACAACAAAGACTATTACTGATACTAATTCTAGTATTATGTCAAATAGAATGGAATAAAAAATGCCCCTCTTGCGAGGGGCACTCAGTCTTAATTGGCTGCCAACTTCTCAAAATACGCCATAGCATCGTCATCATCATTTTTAGGTGGTGTTGACTCAACTGGTTTTGTATCAACTACTGGTGGAGCAGTAGGTTCATCATCAAATTGCTGTGTATGCTCATTGACATTACCAACTTTGACTGTACCCGAAAGTACGTTTTCAAGACGAGTCTTTAACTCATCATAGGACTTGAAGTTACTCGCTGCAGAGAATTCAGCAAGTGGATAAGATGTTTTCCAAACTCGTTCAATATCAGAATCATCTTGGAACAAAGCACTTGTGCCTTCAAACTCTGATTTGTCATAGTTCCAATAACCATCAACTTTACGAATCTTTAATTTAAAGTTTGCACCTTCCCAGAAATCAAATGGATTGATTGCTTCTTCATCTTGAAACTCTGGTGACATGGCTGCGGTTAGTTTATCAAATATCTTTTTACCATATTTGAACAAAAACACTTTACCTTCATTCTCAGGGTGTTTAGGGTCAGATACCACATAGATATTTGAATAGTAAGATAGCTTACGTTTCTGTTTACGAGCAATCTCTTTATCGGACTCGATACCTGTATTCCACAATTTAGTATTGTATTCTGAAACAGGGTCTTTTTGACCGATAGTAGTTAGAGAGTTTTCGATATACCATTGACCAGTTGGGCCTTGAAATGCATGACTCCAAATTTTGCCCCATGGCAAATCTTCACCTTCTACTGCTGGTAAGAAACGAATGACTGCATAACCATTACCAGATTTATCTAGTTCTGGTTTCCATAGTCGCTCATCTTTGTAAGATTTCTTTTCTTGAGGTTCACTCTCAGTCTTTGCTGAGTCTAATAATTTATTTAATGAACTGCGTTGTCTTAATGAATCTAAAGACATAGTTTTCTCCTTATGTTATCGTATGTTATCGTATGTACGTTTGTGTGACTATCAATTATATCTTGCCCATGTACTGGATTAACCCAATAATAATTTACGTCTGAAAAGGTTCTAAACACATGGTTTAGTTGTTCCTTCCAATTCACAGGATTAAATCCTCTACAGTCAGACTCGATATAATTTTTAGTTCCTTTATATATATTGTTAACTTTCTCATTATAATCACTTAAATCAAAACCTAACAAATATATTTCTTTACTTTCCTGTGATGCAAGTAGTAGTGCATTTGTACCAGCAGAAAAATTAGATTTCATTCCAGTTGTTCTTACTTTATCATTTTCCTCAACCCAAGTAATAAATATACCTGTTCTAAAAAACAATTTCTTTTGTAGATCATCTTTATCAAGATTTGGATTGTTTGCAAGTTGTTGATAAACTTCATCAACAGTTTTAGGGTCTTTACCCTGCACAACAAAGAACTCTCTACCTTTTTGTTCTGTCTCATGTATTTGTTCTTCGGGCCAACCATAAGTAAAGGATTCCTTTCCAACCATGGCTGGAATGACACTCCAATCTGAGAACCAACAATTGTTCTCTAATGGATACCCCGATTCATATATTTCTTGTTGCATATTATAGTCTACCGAGACAAGGTTTGTCAACACCTTTTCGCGATACATTGCATTACAGCCCCAAGTAATAACCTCTGGTTTTAATTCTTGATTTATATCCCACTGTTTTCTGGACTCACCATTTCCGTACACTATTGAAATTGTCATTTAAAAATTTTCCATAATTATTAATCAATTTATATGTGTC